GTTTTCGGTTTTTTCATCATGCTAATACTATCGGTCATAACCGTTCAAAAGTCAAGCTATCATCGTAAAATACTTACGAATTATGCTCAACTACATTCAATTTTGTTGTATATGTTAGCAATTCAAGATTAGTTTAGAGCATTCTGCAATACTTGACAATTTGTAGTTTATAATGGTATGTTTACAGGAGTAGAAGACCTTTGGCATGATAATTGCTACAAGGTTTGGGATGAATAGAGATTGCCAAATGGCAGGAGGATATAGAATACTTGACATAATGATAAATGCATGATCTCCTATAACGATGTCCCCCACCCTACCCCTGAGATTCTAATAATGACATCTCTCAAACTTTCCACTAAAAAATTTTTATACCTTATATATATAGAATCGAAGCAATTCAAAAAATTCTTACAAAAAATTCTTAAAATACTTGACAAAAGCACAAAACTCTCGTATATTCTTGACAAAACTACAAATCAAAACGCTTCACGAAGTATAAATTCCGAGTCTAAAAAAATGACTTTTGTAACCGGTAACAGGTTAACTCCTCAGCAGGAAAAAGCCGGCAGACTCGTTGCGTCTGGTCATCTTAAACAATGCCAAATCGCAACACTACTTGGGGTCGGGACTGGTACAATTTCAAATTGGATGAAAGAGCCTGATTTTAAGATTTTTGTAGAAGATCTCTCGAATGAGCTTTCACTCGCGATGACACAAGCAGTCTCACGAAAAGAATGTGATATAACGGCTGGAATTTTGAAAGAAGCCGCTCCGCTAGCAGCACAGAAACTCGTAGATATAACTTTTGATCTTGATACTCCAAAAGTTCTTGCAAGTCGAACCGCTGAAAGTCTGCTCGATCGAACAGGATATGGGAAGAGCGGAGTCCCAGGTGAAACACAAGCTTCACAGATTATAAATATAACACAAATCAACAATCTCAGTCCTGAGACTGCAAAACTTATGGAAAAATTTTCTGGAGTTGCAGGAGTCATAGCAGATCTCGACGCAGAAGTTGAAGATTCTGAATTTTACGAGATAGAAAATGAATCTTAATATTGATAAACTCCGAGAAGCCTGTAAGTCTAGTTTCCCAGCTTTTATACGATATCTTGCTGGAGATGATGTAGATGATTCAGGTAATTTTTGGCTTGATAAGTTTCATTACGATCTTGCTGAGTGGATGCAAAAACCGAGAAGATATGAAAAGGCTGTAATTCTTGCACGAGGTTTTCTAAAGACTACTGTTGTTACACAATATTATGCAATCTGGCGAGCGGTGCGGAATCCAAATATTCGTATTATGATTGTGAGTTCTTCCGCGTTGAATGCCTTTCAAAAACTCGAACTTATTCGGAGCACTTTTGATCGAAATCCAAAATTTCGTCTGCTTTTTGGATATCTTGTACCAGAGAAAAAGACAACTCGTTGGTCAAACCAATGTATACAAATAAATCGAACGCAGAGTTTCCCAGAGGGAACTTTTGAAGGAGCTGGAACAGGTACTCAAGTAACTGGGCGACATTTCGATCTTATAATTGAAGATGATACTGGTGCGCCAGATATATCTGAGTATGGAGCTGATCAGGTTCTGCCTCCTACAATTGAAACAATTGAGAAAGCAATAAATTGGCATAAACAGTCAATACCGCTTCTTATAAGCCCTGCAACGAGTGAGCGAATTGTTGTTGGAACACGCTGGACTTATTATGATCTCATGTATCATATTAAAGAACATGAGAAATCTTTTGAATTTTTTGATCTTTCAGCAATCGTGGATGAAAAGCCTACGTATGCTAGATTCCCCCTAGATGTGCTCGAAAAAATAAAAGGTTCTATGAGTGATTATTTATACTTCTCTCTTTATCTCAATGAACCCCTCCCCGCAGATACTATGGCTTTTCATCCCGATCAAATCGTCTATATTGACAAACCAGTCGAAGATGGAACCGTAGTTATTACGGTAGATTCTGCTGGCTGGAAGGGGAAAGGAGATAGTTCTGCGATTGTTGCAGCAAGCCACAGTCGTGGATATATAGATGTTTTAGACTCTTTCATTGACCGAGTACAACCAGACAAAGTTGTTGGAAAAATATTTGAATTTTCAAAGAGATATAACAGTCGACGAGTTATAGTTGAGACTGATGCAAATCAATACATGTATGCAAAACATATTCGAGATGAATGTATACGGCAGAAGAAACTTATCGGTGTTGAAGAGATTCAAACTGGAGGAAAATCAAAAGAACTTCGGATTATGGGAATGCAACCGCTATTTCAAAATCGTCAGATTCGATTCATAAATACAATTGGAAATAAGAAACTTATTAGCCAAATTGTCCAATACCCATATGGGAGCGGTCGAGATGGTCCAGACGCTCTTGCATACCACGTTAAGGTTTATAAAGGTATTGTTTCTCCACAGTCTGAAAAAAAGTTTGATCGAGAATATAAATTTGAAGTAAGAGGTGAAGATGTCTGTGCAGAAATTCACCGTTGGAAAGACTCCACAAGTTTTGGAATGAGAAGTCCAGTTGGAGTTTATTTTGGAAGAAATTAGAATTTCTAAATCTATAAAAAGATTTTTGAATTTTTCAAAAAACTTTAGGAGAAATTTTTATGAAAGCATTTTGGAAAAGTAAAACACTCTATACTTGTGGTCTTGCACTTATTATTGGTGTAGTTGAACAAGTTCAAACAATCCTGCCAGAATATATCGAGTCTTCGCAGGTTTTAATAGTTTGTGGAATCGTTATAGGAATTGCTAGAGTTTTTAAAAGCAATTTGGGTCTCAAATGAAATCTTTTTTCCTTTCGATTATTTTGCTTGTTCTCGTGGGTTGTGGTCCTTCGCAACTCTATAGGCTGGAAGCCGAGTTGGTAGAGACATATTATACACAGGAGAATGCTTTAGATGAAGCTTTGGTTTCTGATGTCTCTGAGCATTTTCGAGTCATTTATCAGGCTATTTATGAAGAGAATCTTAGACAGCTTGAAGCGAGAAATGAACTGTCCTTTGATACTGTAAAGATAGAAGACTCTAAACGAGAACAAGCTCTTAACTCAATTTGGGATATGTTCAAACTGTATCAGGAAAAGAAAACTCTCGTTAATCAAAATTACAAAGATTGGTATCGGCTACACTATGAAGGTCTCGACCAATGGTTGAACTTTGGGAAGGAATAGAATGGAATATCCAGATATGGAAACTCCACATTTAGAGTCTTTTCAGCCGAAACGACTTCTTACGGATGCTGAACTTGAAGAATTTCTAGCTTTAGTCATGTCTACAAAAATTAAAAGTCTCGGAAAGATTCTTGATCTACTTATGGAGGTAGTGAGTTGACAGCTAGAACTGTAGAATATTGGGAACCTCATCTTAAAAATGGTCTTCTTTGGCGTAAAGAACCATATGGTTGGGAAGGTTCTTGGAAACAATCAATCGACTATTGGAGAGATCGAGCTTGGGGAGATGAAAATGCACGTAAAAAAGCTATTCCATATAATATAGGTCGATCTATAGGGCTTGTTCAGCTCCCAGCTCTATATTATAACAATCCTTATGTTATGGTAAGTAGTCGAAATCCAGACTTCATGGTAGAATCAACTATAATTGAGAGTGTTCTTAATACTCTCGTTTATGCTATGAAGATGAAAGAGACTTTTCAACAGATGAGTTTGAACTCATACACTTTCGGTAAAGGCATTGGGCAGATTGGATTTATTCATAGTTTCGTTCGGAGTCAAAATTTTAATGAAGCTCTAACAGGTGCAACTGTAGAAGATCGAGATATAGCTGAGAGTCAGACTCATAATTTTCATGAACGAGATAATACTGCTTGGTTTCGATCAGTTGATCCAGAAGGATTTATTCTCCCATTTGGTTATCATTCAATCGAGACTGCTCCATGGTGTGCAGTAGAAGTTTTCAAACGAATTGAAGATCTTGAAAACGATAAGCGATATAAAATTCCCGAAGCTGCTCAGAAAATGGCTGCCGAACATGCTTACGATCCTAACGATACAAAGGATATTCTACGAAGTAAAGTTCTGGATCATGGATTTATACGGTTCTGGGAAATCTATGATACAGTAACTAAAGGAATCTATGCAATTATTCCTGGTTTCCCTGATTTTATCCGGAAAGATATTTGGGTAAAAGATGAAGTTGGAACTGATGCTTCGATTCTCAAATTTGGTTTACCATTTTTCAGTTTTGAATTTATCCCCGATCCGCAGCATTTTTGGTGTGAACCTGAAATGATAGCTCTTGAACCACAGATGACAGAACTTTGTGATGCAAGAGCTCAAGCACGTGCTCATCGAGAAGCTGCTATTGTGAAACTCTTAATTGATCGTAATCTTATAGAAAAAGGAAGTGCTCAAGACAAGAAACTTCAGAGTGGAGAAGTAGCTCAATTTATTTTTACAGATGGTCCTATAACACAAGATTCTTTTAAAGCTTTAAATATTGCAATTCCTCCAGAACTCATAACTTGGGTCAGAGAAATTCGAGAAGATACGAGAGAACTTACAGGTTTTGATAGAATGTCTATGGGAGGTGAGCTTTCTGGAACTCGTCGAACTGCTACAGAAGTTAATAAGGTCAGCTCCGGTCGTGAACATCGACTTGATTGGAAACGAGAACAAATTGGAATATGTTTTGAGAATGTTGTTAGACGTCTTCTTATGGTTGTTTTTGACAACTGGACTCAAAAGAGAATTGTACCAGTTACAGGTAAAAATTTAGCACAGCAATATGTCAAATTCAAGCCAAGTATGCTTGCGAGTGAATTTTCTCTTCGTGTCGACATTGATAATCTACGTCCTGCAAATAAAGAACAGCGAACGCAAGAAATAATGGGTATGATCCAAATGGCAACACAAATACCAAACCTAGATACTGCGTATCTTCTTAAAACTTTGAGTCATGAATTTCGTTGGCTAGATATGCGTCAACTCATGCCTCAACCTAAAGGGGGAGCAGTTAGTTTGGATGAGTATAGAGCATCACAGGAGAATCAACAGAATCAAAATCCGAAAGGAAATACAAATGGTTAAATTTGGATTAAAGAATGGAGCTGGTAAAGGGAAGGGCAGAGCTGGTGGACTTCGTCGGAATAAGAATAAAAAATCTTGTTCGTCTGGTGGTCCAGGATTTGGTAAAGGTGGTGGAAGAGGTGGTGGAAAAAATCGTGCCTAATTATCCTTATAGATGTTTGGAGTGTGGACGAGTTTGGGAAGATTTTTCTCCGATTTCTGAGCGTTTGAATCAAAGGTGTGTTTGTGGTTGTAAAGCTAATATCGACTTTGGTCGACTAAACTCGTTCCCTCCGATCATCTTTAAGGAATTTAGATCAAATAGTTTACTTCCGGGAGAAGATAAATATTTTTCCTCGAAAAACAAATATAAAGATGCTATAAAACAAGCGGCTGAGCAACTTCGTGAGAATCTAATTTGCAAAGCTATGGACTTTGAAACAGGAGAAAATCAATGACCACAAAGGACGGTCATACAGCAAAAATTGTAATTGATATTGATCCAAAAGATGGAATCCAAGTTGGAATTCTTGAAGATCCAAAAGACATCCGTAGAGAAGGAACTGTTTTGACTGGAAAGAATTTCAAATCTGCTATCAAAGCAATGCATAAAGAACGTATTATTTGGAAGCAGAAAGTTTACACTGAGCTTAAAAAACTCGCAGATGAAGAACAAGCTGATGTTGTCGAAGAAGATGTCGAGACTGAGGCTGAGTTTGAGGAGATTGAAAAATGACCGAGCCACAAAAGACTCCGGAACTTTCAGAGCAGACACAAAAGTTGGCTGAAGAAACTATAACAAATACCCCAACTGTAGATTCGAGTATAGATTTAGCAGATGTAGCTAGACTTGCGGAACTTGAGAAAAGAATGACTGATCCAGACTATCAGGCTTATTTGAATGCGAAGAAATCGCCTGAAGAAGAACGTCCAGTAGCTATGCCAGATTTTGATGATATGACAAATAACAAAATGATGGAGTATATCCTCAAGATAGTTAATTCGGCAAACAAAAAGACTACTGGACAATTTGGAGGAGTTATAAATAATCTTCAAGAGACACTTGGAAAGCTTGTCGTTGGAAGAAATGTGGAAAAAGCCTCAGCAAAGTATGAGGATTTCAAAGATCTTGATTCAGAGATTGCAAAAATTTTGAAAGACAATCCTGGAGCCAGTTTAGATTTAGCTTATAAAGGTGCAAGATTTGACTGGGCTAAAAAAGAATTGGCAAAAAAAGATTCAAAACCTCCAATGGAAGGTGGTCCGCCTCCTGCTGATCCAGTTCCTGGGGGGACTTTGAAAGTTCCAGAAACCAATGAAGAAATGTTTAATCTATCTTGGAAAGATCTGGTTGGGGATGAATATAAATCCCTAGATCACTTAGAGTAATGGAAGGTTAGATTATGACAGATATTACAAGGACTGTCAGCAACCTCACTACCACTACGTTTGATAATCGTAGAGCTTCTCTTACGAACAATATCTTTAGATTTTATCCAGTTTTTACTTTGCTTGAGAAGAAAGGCAAGATTGACACCCTTACAGGTGGCGCTTATGCTGAGTATCCAATTGTTATGGCAAAGAACGACACTGGTAGATTTATCGGTAGAGGTGGAACAGTACCTCTTAGCGATACAGAATTTACTGAGATTGCTCGTTATCCGTGGGCTACGTACGCGATAAATGTAAATAACTATTTCAAAGATATTTGCGTAAATCGTGGCAAACCAGCGATAATGAATTTGATTGACAGAAAAATTGAAAATACAATGCAGAGTGGTGCAGATGATATGGAGGAAAGTATATATGGAAATCCTCCAGTAGGTTCACCTGTTCTGACTGCGTTGGGAGATTTGGTAAAGAGTTCGAGTGCAACTTCTGGCACAACTGGAGCTGTTACTCGAAACACAGATTGGTGGTTCAATCAGGCAGTAACGATGACTGGACTCTCCGCAAGTGTTTGGCTTGAAAAGAAGATGAAAACTATGATGAATACTTGCTCGATTGTGGGCAAGGGAATGCAGAAGATTCCTGATATTCTTGTAAGTGATCAGACTACTTATGAGTATTATGAGGATGAGCTGGTCGAGATAAATATCATCACAAATAAGGCTATAGATGATCTTGGCTTTGGTGGTGGTCTAAAATATAAAGGTGCAACACTTGTGTGGAGTCCTTCCTTCTCGGATAATGACACACAGAAGATGTACTTTTTGAACTCTGACAACATCGGAATTAAGGTCGATCCGATAGCGAACATGAAAATGACTGATTGGAAACAGATTGTTAATCAGCCATTTGATGAAGTCGCACAGGTTGTCTTGGTGTGTCAGTTAGGTTGTGATTGCCTACAAAATCAGGGCGTTCTTCACACGATTGACACGGCTTAAGGAGGGATTTAGTTATGGCTTATGCAAGTCAAAATGTTTCTCCGCAAGTTACGACTGTAGGTGGAAATTTCAATATTGCGACTGAACATGCAACTGCGACAGTAGGTGCGATTGCTGAAGATTACAATGGTCGAAGATTTCGATATTGCAAAGCTGCAGCAACTGCAATGCACGCGGGTATTTTGGTACAGGGTGCTTCTTATGAGACGACTGAGGTTGATCTTGCTATCAGTACTTTGGCTGTAGGTGATACATCTGTTACTATGACAACTGGATCAATTTATACAGCTAATGAGTATGCAGGTGAAGTATTCTTCATTAATGATGGTGAATCTGCAGATAATACTCAAGGTCAGGGTGAACAACATATTATCAGATCACATCCTGCTGCTGCTTCAGGTGCTACAGATTTAGTTCTTCAACTTGAAACTCCAATCATTGAAGTTGGTCATGCTGATTGTACTGGTGGGATTATCAAGTTGAATCCTTACAAAGCTTGTGTGCTTTCTACAGCAGATAATCCTGATGCACCAGTTATTGGTGTTTGTATTTGTGCAGTTCCAGCTAGTTATTACTTTTGGTGCCAGACTAGAGGCATTTGTGTGTGTCTAGGTGGTGGTACAATGTGTGATGCTGTTGGAGATGGATTAGAAGTTGGTAGTACAGCAGGTGGTGTCAAACTTCATGATGTATCAGCTGAGACAAATCTTGCTCCTATTGGCGTAGCGATTCAAACAGTAGGTGTAGATACAGAATATCGACCAATCTATATAGATACAGGTCATTAAAGGAGGTTAGTTATGGCATATGCGGAACAAAATATCTGTCCAAAAGCCACAACTGTAGGACATCCTTTTAATCAGGCTACGGAGAATGCTACTGCAACTGTTGGTGCTATCGCAGAAGACTATAATGGACGTAGGTTCAGGTATTGCAAGAATGATACAACTGCTTTACATGCAGGTGTATTGGTCCAAGGTCCAGCTTTTGAAACTACCGAGATTGATAAAGCTCTCAGTACTGAACTTGCTGGAACAACTGTGGTCACAATAACGACTGGATCAGAATATACTGCTGATGAGTATAAAGGTTGTATCTTCTTTGTCAATGAAGATGATTCAACTCTTCCAGATGCTCCAGGAGAACAACATATAATTGCTAGTCATCCAGCAGCAGGTTCTGCAGAAACTTGTAGACTTGTGCTAGAGACACCTATGGTAGAAGCAATTATTGCTGCTGCTACTGGAGGTATTATCAAGCCTGCATTGTTTGATAGTATTGTTATTGCTCCTAATTCTGAAACTTCTTCAGTGATTATTGGTGTAACTCTTTGTTCAGTTGCAGCTAGTTATTACTGTTGGGTACAGACTCGTGGAGTAGTAGTTTGTCATGGAGGTGCTGTTGTCTGTGATAATGTCGGTGATGCTCTAGAAATAGATGATACCGATGATGGTTCAGTCCAACTTCATGATATGTCAGTTGAAACAAATGTTGCTCCTATTGGTGTAGCAATTCAAACAGTTGGCGTAGATTTAGAATATCGACCAATCTGGATAGATACAGGGTTGTAAAAGATAAAAATCTTGTAGGAGGGTAGCTTAGGTTGCCCTTCTATAAAGATTTTTGAATTTTTCAAAAAACTTTTTTAGAAAGGAATTTAACCATGGCGGTTTATGCGTCTACGGTAGCTATAGATCAAGATCCTGGACCAGAAAGAATATCCAAGAATCTTGGTATTTTAACTGGTACAATTGATGTAACGAATTATAGTACAACTGGAGCTGAAATAACAGATATAACGACGAAATATTTTAAGAACTGTCTTAGAGTCATTCTTGATCCTATGACGGATAATGGATATTTTGTTAGGTGGGATGTAACAGATAAATGTGTTCATGCATATAGAAACCCTTCTTGGGTAGTCCCGCATGATTCAACACAGTTTACTAAAGCTACTCCAGCTCTTACTTATGATTCCGAACCTGCTGCTACAGGTGAATTTGGTACACTTTTATATTTTCTTGAAGGCGGAGTTACTAGTCCATATAATATTGGTACGCTTCAATCAACTTGTACTTCAAATGCTTCAGTTGCTGGGGAAACAGATAATACTGCTTGTTTCGGTGGTACTCCAAGTAGTAGATTTATTGTGTTTGACAACAATGCTCCTGCTGGAGTACAGATTTATGTTCGTGAGACTGGTGGTACTACTGCAGATGAGCTTACTATGATCTCACCTACAGGTCGAGATGGGTATTTTTTAATGTATACCGAGTCTTCTGCCGCAGTCCCTACACATATTTGGGCTTGTGCAGTTAAAGTTCATCATTATGCTGGTGCTGCAGCCGGTAAATTATTATATTTTGATGATAATGGTGCTGCTGATGCTCAATTCCTTTTTGTTGATGCTGGTACTAGTGGTGGAGTTATTGCTCCTGCAGATATCATACCACTTGGTTCTTTATTTGGTTTAACTTCTGACTTTGATAATGGGACTGTGGAAGTGGCTTCTGATGTTGATATTGGTCTGGTTAATTTCGTAGCTTACGGAATAATCTAAACAGAAAGGATACGAGATGACTGCTTATACATCTACAGTAACATTTGATCAAGCAAATGGTGCAGAGAAAATATCAAAAAATCTTGGTATTTTGACTGGCACGATTGATGTTACTAATTACAATACAACTGGTGCAGAAATAACAGATATTACGACAAAGTACTTTCAAGAATGTCATAGGGTTATTCTCGATCCTATGACTGACAATGGGTACTTTATTCGATGGGATGTTACTGACAAATGTGTTCATGCTTATCGGAGTCCTACTTGGGTGGTTCCTCACGATGCGACTCAATATACTGAGGCTGGTCCAAAGTTAACTTATGTCGCAGATCCAACTGGAACTAATAATGCTACACCTCTTTATTTTGTTGAAGGTGAAGCTTATGATCCTTATAATATGGGAACGATCCAATGTACGTGTGAACATAATGCAAATGCTGATGCTGAAACTGATAATACAGCTTGTTTTGGGGGAACACCAAGCATGAGAATTCCTGTATCTGATAGTAACTCTCCTAGTGGTGTGAAAATTTATGTCAAAGCTGGAACAGGTATACTTCAATGTGTCTCACCCACAGGACGTGATGGGTGTTTTCTAATGTATACTGAGTCATCTGCTGCTGTACCAACTCATATATGGGCTTGTGCTGTAACAGTTCATCATAATGCTAGTGTTGTTGCAGATGGTGGTGTAGAACTTGAATTTCATGATGATAATGCGACACCTGATGCTGCACTTCAGTTTGTTGATGCTGCAACAACGGATAGAGTTATTCCGGCTGCAGATATTACACCCTTAGGAAGTCTGTTCGGTTTGACTTCTGATTTTGACAATTCAACTATTGAGGTATGTTCTGATGTTGATATTGGCTTAACTAGCTTTGTAGCTTATGGGAGAATTTAATGAAGGGTCTCAAAGAGCTGTCAGTTTGGACTCAACTTATTATCGCAGTAAGTCTTGTTTTCGGTAGTGGAGGTTTTGGATACGGGCTTAATCAAAATTCTTCATCAATACCAGTTATGCAAACTGTTATTAAATCTAATGAGGCTTGCACTGCGAAGAATAAATCTAGGATTCACGAACTTGAGATCAAGGTTGCCGTTATTATGAATCAGCTCACAGAAATTAAGGATGATTTGAATGAAATTAAGACAGATGTTAAATATCTGAGACAAATGATTGGTGAAACATTATGAGTATGACATTAGAAAATCTACGACTTGCAGTTCAGGGAAATCTCGGCTATGATAGTCGAGGCTCTGACTTTAATCGTTGGGTAAATCAAGGTCTGTTTAGAATTGCTTCTCGTTGGGATTTTATGGCAATGATGGGAGTTCAGTCTTCTCTGTCAACAGCAGAAAGTACGGGGACTGGATTGCTTTTGTCTACCTGGGATACCAATTTCAAGCAGCTCTATACATTTACAATACAGTCTGGTTCTGGATATCAGGTCATAGAGATGGATCAGAAGGATTTCGATTATTCTTTTCCATATGCTAGCAATGACAGTGAACAGGTTCCTCGTTATTTCATTCGGCGCTCAAGTACTACCTATGACCTGTATCCGGTTCCAGATGGTGAATATGCCTATACAGTTCGATTTAGTAAATGGCCTACAGTTTTAACCGCTGATTCAGATACACAACCATACGAAGCATTTATGGACCAACTTGTTATAGCTTCTGCAACTCTTCAGGCATATGAGAGTTTTCAGGAATCACAAGATATCATGGTTTGGATGGGTAATTTTGAGAGACTTCTTCGTGAAGCTATTGCTCAAGATGGAAGTATGCCAACAGCAGTTTCAACTTGGGGTAAATGGCAATCAACAAGTGGTCTTTCTCGCGTTCCAGTTATACATGGAAACACAAGTTAAGAGGTAAATTATGGGAACACATTCAAGAGTTTGGTCAGATACAAGTCCTTCAAGTTCGGCAAATGCTAGACTTGGGGCACAAGATATTCGACAGGCACGAGATGATATTCAAGATCGAATGCGAGTCGAGCATTGGTTCGATAATGGAACCTCGACAGATTATGCTGCCGGGAGTGAAGATATAGATACCTATACTGATGCTTCAGGAAGACATCTTCAAAGTGCTGCACGAATTGATCAGTCTATGACTCATGCAACTATTATAGCTGATGCAGATGAGCCTATCGGTAAACTTGTTACTCCAAGCGACAAGGGTGGAATCTATCGAAGTGATGGAAGTGATGCTCTTTGCTATCATATGGTTGTTCCAAGAATGCATGTATGTAGAGATACAACAAATCAGAATCTTGCAGGGGCTTATACTTTTATAAATTTTAATTCTGGTTCTGATGAAATTAAAATTTGGTGCTATCCAAATCAGACAATTAAATTTGATATAAGAGTTCATGTTTTTCTTGCTACTGCTGGATTTGTACGTTTTGGAATATATGAAAATGCTCTTGTTTGTACTTCTGACCATGTTTCAGCTTACTGTGGAGCCGGTGGAGTAGCTTATGATGCAAGTGGAGTATGTTATGATCAACCAATAGCTAATGGAGATGATCCTGCAGAAAAAACATTTAAATTGAAAGTAAGAGCTGGAGCTGCTGTAACAAGTGGAATTGAAGAAGTTGTTGTACTTATAACACATTGGAGAGATGGGACAACCGCATGAGAATCAAGACTCTTCCACCTGAGATACCCAACAAAGGTCTCTTTGTTCCTGAAGAGTTTGATCAAAGAGCTATTCCTGCTGGTTATGTTGCAGCATGTAAGAATGTTATATTTGATAAAGATGGAGCAAGAAAGAGAAAAGGATATAAGCAATTTCCTCCTCTCAATACTGGTAGTGTCATTGAACTAGATAATGATCCAATTGATATGGTTTGGACTCATGCTGCTACAACAGGATTTATTGCTAATGAACGAATGAGATATAAAGACAAAATTTGTACGCAAGTTATTCGAGCTTCTGAAGCTGCGAATTATGTTATATATCATAATTTTGCATCTACGATTGATTTAACAACTTGTCGAGCTTTGAGTTTTTCTCTTCAATGTTCACAGATTGTTGCAACTAAGACTCTTACAATTCGTCTAAGTGATGGTGTAGCAGATGATGTAACTGCTCTTTCTGCTGATGCTGGACATTATATGGATTTTGTTGTTGGTGCTTTAACAGCAGATTCTTGGCTAGATTATGTTTTTTATCTTGAAGATATTGTAACCAGTGTTACATATTCAGATTTGAATGATCTTGCAAGTATTCAGATTTTATTTGAGACTAATATTGGACTTGGAACAGCAAAAGCAGTTTATATTGCGGATATAGATGTTCAAGATCGAACTTATACAGGAGGGATGCCTCTTTCAGATGATATCATTGGACTTAGTAATGTTGTTCAAGCTGATGATACAAAGTGTCTGTTGGCTCATACAAAGGATGGAGATTTTAAGTATGACCAGACTGAGAAGCGTTGGTCGACTCTACAAGTGAAGAGTCTCTCTACCTTTGATAACGATGTAACTGTATCTCTTAACGGTGAAGCTGGTGATTGGGATTTAACAACTTGTACAGCTGTTTCATCTTCAGATCGTAAAGAGGGAAATGCAGCTGTTAAATTAACTTTTCCAGCTGGAGGTGGTTCAGCTACAGTAGAATTTACAGCTTTTGATGATTCTGATTATGGTGTTACAACTCATCAATTATCTTATTGGATTAAATCAAGTAAAATTACTGATGCTGCTGATCTTGATATTACTTTTTATGGAGTTGGTGCAGTAACAAAAAATTATAATATTCCAGTCCTAGCTGCTGATACTTGGACTTTTTGTACACATGCGTACGACAATATTGATACTGAAAATGTTAGTCATGTTAAGATTACTTCTGATGCTGTAACTGATGGTCGTACTATTATAATAGACGACATGAATATAACTTTTGCAGTAACTATCACAAATGCTCGTGATGCAGAAGATCAAATTCGATCAGCAACAATTAATGAGACAATTTATTTTACTGACAATTCAAGCGGGATTTATAGTTGGAGTTCTGGTACGACTGTAGCAAAACTAGATGATGCTCAGCTTCCAACTACTGCTAGATTTGTATTTGCTTCAGCTCATGGCGATCGACTTCATGTTTTAGGAGATGCAACAAACTCTGTTCTTAATCGAGATCAATGGTCTGATGCAACTTCTCTCACATCTTTCACAATAAATAAGTGGAATGATCTTACCGACGATGGTGATCCTCTTCTGGCTTGTCTTAGTTTTGAGGCTGGACGAGATGTAATCTATCGTCGAGATTCTATGTGGGAAAGAATATATGTTGGAGAGGTTACTTTAGCTTATGTCTATCGTCCTGTCTTTGGAAGTTTTGGAACTGCTTCCGGTCGGACTGTTCAACGTTGCGGGGAGAATCATCTTTGGCTAGGATGGGATTCAGTTTATTCTTATAATGGACAAAAAGTTACTGATATAGCTCAAACAATAAAAGGTCGAATGTTTGGAATGCTTGACCAAACAAACATTGGAAAAAGTTTTGCGATTGTGAATAGTAAGGAGAAAGAGTATTGGCTTTTTGTTACTCTTTCTGGTGAGACTTATCCGAATTATTGTTGGATTTATAATTATGAGACTTCTGCTTGGAGTGAGTGTGAATTTACAGATAGTTTTACCTGTGGAATGTCAAGTCTTATTCCTTTTGATTCTGATTTTCTCCGTTGGACAGATCTAATTGGGTCTTGGGAAGAACAAGATTGGACTTGGTACGGAGGAGGACTTTCAACTTATGAGTCAGGAATTCTTCTTGGAGATGCTTCAGGCTACATTTTTAAGATTGAAGATAGTTTCCGAGACGATGATGATTCAGTAGTTGATGCTATGTTCTCAACACGAGCTTTCAAATTTGGAGACCTTGATGTCCAAGATCGATGTGTTAAGTTTATTTTTGCAGCGAGTGGAAGTGCTGTTGAAGTCTCTTATAGCACAGATTTAGATTTAACTGATCTTGATGGAGGTTGGAGACAACCAAAAACTTTCACTCTCTCAACTGAACGAAAGACATATGAATATTGTTTGAACGTTCGGGTTCGACAGATTCAGTTTAGATTTGCAAATGTTGGAAATTCTGGTTCATCTTTTCATATTCATTGGTATTATCCAGGAGCTTTAGATTCCAGTCGTAGACATGATATAGCAACGGATACAGCATAATGGCAGAAAAACCTCTATTAAGACATGAACCTCATAGATTTGATAGTGATCCTTATCTTGGTCGAATTTTAGATGATATCTATTGGGATTTGTCTAAGATGGCTACAAGACTTGGAATTGCCTCCGCCTATGATCCAGACGCAGAAGCAGAACATTCTATTCTTGATGATGGTACAGTTCCTATGGCTGCCAATTGGGAGATGGGAAATTATACACTAACAGCAAATGGTCTAACGATTGATGGGACATTTACTGATGGCACTCTTTCAATAGTTGGAGGGAATTTAACTGAAGTTGTTGGAGTTGAGGCTGATGCAAATCTTGCTTTTAAAATAGCTGGAAATGCAATTCTAAATTTAGCTGCAACAAGTCTTTTACCTGAAGCGAATAATGTAGTTGATTTTGGCTCAGGTGCGAAGTCTTTCAAAGATATTTATCTCGATGGTATACTTTATTTTGACAGTGATGTTGAGCTTTATCGAAATGCTGAAGATGTTCTTTATACTCCAGATAATCTGCAAGGTACTTTTTTCTGGTTTGATGTAGCGAATAAAAAATTCCATTTAAGTAATAGTACAACTTTTGGTGGAAATTGGTCAGGTTCAATTACATATGATGCTGATTATTTTGGTGATCCTTATAATGGTTGTTTTTTATTTGATGCTGGAATAGATGTCAGAGATCAATATCTAATCAGTGCCGCTGGAGTTGATATAGGTTCAAGACGATGTGGAACTCAGAGTATTTATCTTGTTTGTCCAGATAGTACCACAGCTTCTCCTTATCTTCAAATTTGGCATGATAATTCTGGGTCAGATTATGTAGGCAAATTAAAATTAGATACAAGTGGACTCTTTACATTTCTTGATGGTAGTAATGATTCTATTGGAGTTGTTGCTCTCAGTTTTAATCCAAGCGGGGGTACTGCTTCTTTTGTTGGAACAACTTTAACCAACATGAGTCAAATTGGAACCTTAGATGATGCAGATTTACTTGAATTTTCTTCAGGTTTTCTTACTGTGAATGGAGAAATAAATGCTACTACATCTTGCACAACACCTATAGTAAATTCAAATACGATTGTTGGAGATAATGGAACTGAATTAAGAATTGGGGCTTATAACGGACAACTCCAAGTATATAATGGTACCACACGAGTCAGTTTTGGTCTTCGTTTAGGTGCAGATGAACTTAGTTTTTGTTCTTGGAGTGGAGCAGGAACACAGTTAGAACTCATAAGAGGAGCTAAAGAAGGAATCGGATGTTTTAATGCTTCAACCACTGGAGAAACTGAGAGTTTCCGTATATATGGATTTGCAACAGGAGATGAACTTCGATATTTAGATACAGCTTTTGATAGTGGAGGAGATATCGATTTAGGAGTTTATAAGATTCATGTCGATGGCGATATCCTTGAAGGAGATATAAATTTCTTTGGACGGATTAATGTTGGAGATGCAGTTGATGGTAATGCTGTTTTTATTCATCGTAAAGCTGAAGAATACAATGCATATTATAAATTTTATATTGACCAATATGCTGTTGGGCAACTTAAATTCAGCTCATATACCGGTAAGAATTTTCGGATATCAAGTACAGCGTCAGTTGAGTTTTACCCCGGATATGGATACAAATGTATCTTCGCTCCGACAGGCAGAGACATAGATTTTGGTGGCTCGAGCATGGGTGAAGGCAAGAATCCAGTGATAAAACATTACGGGTATATTACTAATGGTACTGATGAACAATATGTCCAATGGAAAGTTGATGATGCTTCTGACGATTGGTTTACACTTACGAAAGAAGCAAATATAGCAGGCTTTGATGTTCAAATGCAGTTGAGGTGTGATACTTTTAGACTCGACACTCCAGCTCTAGGTGGAACAACTTGTATTCCAGATGATTATTTTATAATAAGTTTGAACGGTTCAAATTACAAAGTGCCTTGTTTAGCAGTATAGGAGTTCTTATGTTACTTAAAATCAGAATACCAGATATACTCATTGATAGATTTAAATCTGCAATTTCAAAAGCATATGGCTCAAAAGGCGAGTCCGTACAAGATTTTCTTGAGAAGTTTATCCTTACTCAAATCCGTCAAATTCTTAAACTCTCTGAGAGTAGTGAGGCTGCTGATCGAGCTAGACGTTTGAAGGATAGGGAAATTGAATCACTTGGACTCACAATGGAGATTGACCATGAAATATGATTTTAGTAAGATGATTTTTCGAGACATCGAAGATCGACCAATCGAAGGTGGATATAAGTTTCTTGCAAATGCTTTATATAATCTTGTTAAAGATCTTGATATGCTCGAAATTGCTCGATCAATAAATAAAGGTGAGATTGTAGAATTAGATGAATCTGCGATAGAGGAAATCAAAGTTGTTATAGAAAATCAGAATTCCCGTTTTGCAGCTTTTATGAAAAAGGCAGTTTTAGATTTTTTGAAAACAGAAGGAGTCAAAGATGAGTAAACAACCCTTGTTAGGAAGATTTGGTACAGGAGCAACTGATATAGCTGAACTTAGAATGGATGGATCTACACACGCAATTAGTACAATTGAAGATGAACATCATGAAGTTCATAAGGGAAATTCTTTTTCATTTACCTATTCTCTTATTTCAGATGGAAATGTGAGTGATCATTGTGCAATAGCTTTTAAGACACCAGCGACTGCACCTTATATGCATATGATTATTACAGTTTCTTCTACTGGCTCATCTACATTTACTTTTTATGAAGCTGCTGCTGTAAGTGTTAATCCAGGAGCTAATGTAGCTGTATACAATCGTAATCGAAATTCATCTACAACATCTGGAGTTCTTTCTATTGAAACTACAGCCACAGCAAATGAAATGACTACAATGACTAACACTCAATTTGATGGTGCAACAATTACTGAAGGTACAGTAAAATTAGTTGAAGTTTCTCTTGGTGGTGGGAATGGTCCAAGAACTCTTGGTGGTGGAACTAGAGGTGCTCGTGAATGGGTACTTGATGCAGGTGTTATTTATCTTGCAGACATGGTAGACTT